GAAGACCTTCCACAAATGGTTGGCCTGCAGCGGAGCTGAGTGGACGGTTATGAGGATTAAAACACTCTATACCGATTTTATTCGCCACTCAGCTGGTGAAGAGATGGTGGGAACCTGGGTACGCCGTCGTCCCGACGGTTTGCCAGCAGGACCTGTTGGGGCCCTATACGGGTTCGCTGCCAAGGGTGATAAGCAGATGTTCCATGCTATCACCCTGTTGAGAGCTTATACCCGTCTTGTTTCCTCCGAACCTACTCCGAAACAAATGGAGAAGTTCGTGACGGGTGTGACTTCTGCTAAGACTGATATACCTGTGTCTATAACAGAAGGCGTTATTAAGCAAGCGCAATCCCTAGGTGTCCGGCTCTTCTTAAAACCGGCTCCACCTTATTGGACCTATAGCCCCTCTGACAAGAGGGTCCCTGGCCTTGACGGGAAGACTCATAGTGAGTTGGACTGTTGGGCTACCCAGTGGATGGATATTAAACTGTCCTACTATGGGTGCACTGCTCGGATGAGACACCGCCGTATTTTTGACGATGTCTTGGGCGATTTTGTTGAGGCATACCGGGCAGTCGGCCCGTCTCCAAGACGGATTGACTGTGTGGGTTCTATAGGCTTCATCCAGGAGCCTGGCTTCAAGCTTCGTGCTGTCGCCAACCCTAACCGTGTTTACCAGATGGCTTTGAAACCACTTGGTGACGCCTTATTCAATCTCCTTAAGGACTTGCCATGGGATTGTACCCATGACCAACGCAAAGCCTTGCCCTTCATCCAAAACGCGCTCTCTCGTGACGATGTTGTTCATTGTGTCGATCTGGCGTCAGCGACTGATTATTTTCCGCTAGACCTCCAGATTAGTGCACTTCGGGTCTTAACCAAATCCGAAGACAGAGATTATGTTGGCCTTTTTGAGGACATATCTCGAGCACCATGGCGAATGGGAAAGACCGTTATTTCTTGGTCTAGAGGCCAACCGTTGGGTTTATACCCGTCGTTTGCCTCGTTCGCCTTGACCCATGGGTTACTACTCTTACACCTGAATGACGGTCGGCATGATAACGCCTTCTTCGTCCTAGGTGATGATGTGGTAATCCTGAACAACAATCTGTTCATCAAGTATGCTAAGGCCCTTAAAGACCTTGGCTGTCCCACAAGCGATGCTAAGAGTTTGAATTCCTCTGGCATTGCTGAGTTTGCGGGCAAAATCATCACCAAAACTGCAGTTTTTCCGCAGCCTAAATGGCGTGATTTGTCAGACGATAATTTCCTTGATATCGTCCGATTACTTGGTGAACGTGCCCTACTACTTTGTCGTCCTCGGCAGCGTAAAGCTGCCAAGGCCATGTGGGAGATCCCTGATTTTGTTGGGGGTCTCGGTTTTAATCCACATGGTAGGCCGTTATCTGATCGGTACTTTGAGTACCTTAAGATCTTCGAGCCTAAAGACAGAGGAGAATACCTCATGAGCTTTGACCGCCGTCTATCCAAGTTTTTATACCCGGAGAAAACGGCTTCAGGATTCCTCACCGAACCATGGTTGAAAGACCGTGGTAAGGATTGGGTCCCCGCTCTCGACCAGAGAGCGTTAGCTCTAGTCCTCGAACACTTTCCTACGCTTAATGTTAATGGCGTATGGAAGTTTCTTGGAACAAACCTGTACGACATTGTCCCTGTGAAGGGTGTGTTGCCGCAGGTCGGAGGTGAGGGTCGTCAGACTTTATTATCTCTGCC